TGTCACCACAAACGGGTCGGTAATCCGCAGCGGAAACCTTATACAGCCCTGCCAAACAGCAAGCTGCGTCAGCTGGTCGTCAAGGGCGTAGAACTTCGGGTCCGGGCAGATAAGGGAGATCGTAAGCGTTCGGACTTGATCGTTATCGTCGCCGCCCGGTTCAACCTTTTCCACATAATAAGCAATCTTCCGGGATTCATCACCCTCATAGTAATAAAACACACCCGGCGCGCGCGGCTGGAAAAATGAGTACAGCCGGTTCCGCTGTGCCTGGTAATCAGCCTTTTTGACATCCAGTACGATCACGATATTCCGGATTTTCGCATCAGACCCGTTGTAATTCTCCCCGTCCTGCCCAGAGTTTTTACTGGTATAGACATCATAATCCGTACCAAGGCCGTCAATTGACGATACCCAAAGGGGATCAAACCACCCGAAGGTAATCTGATCCCCACTTTGATTTTTGCAGACGATTTTCACAATATCACTTCCTGCTCTGCAAGCGGGCCTGCCTCAAAAGGTTGCGCGTTTGTCGTGCCGTTTCAGCCGGTGACAGGGCCTTTGGGCTGTTATTGTACTGATAAAACGTATAGCTCGAGCTTGCGCCGGATGCCGCTACGCTGGCTGGAGCTGAATATCCTCCAGCATAAGCTGGATGTACCGTCGGAGCAATTGACATATCCGCCGCAAGGCTGCGCATGGCGGTGACTACCTTATATTTGTTGGCATTGATGCCATCGGCCAAGCCCTGCATAAAGTCCGGCATCCAAGTGTGGAAATCTGCAAGCGGTCCTTCATCAGGTTCCGAAAAGTGCAGGTGCCTGCGGATTGTTTTTCCAATGTTTCCGACTGCATCCCTCAGGTCTTCCATTTTGGATTTAATGCCCTGAATAAAATTATCCAACAAATCTTTACCCCATTGGAGCGGGTTTAATTTCTTGAACCCATCCTCAATAGATTGCCAGACGCCTCCGAACCAAGCACCGACGCCTCCCCATACACTCTTTATGCTCCCCCACGCATTAGAAAAGTCGGTCGAAATCATGTTTGGTTTGAAGTGTCCTTTAATAGCGTTCCAAACGCTGCCAAACCAGCCGGAGGCAGCCGACCATACGGACTTAATGCCGTTCCATGCTCCACTAAACGTACTGCTGAACCAGCTCTTTGTTGTGGAAAAAGCGTTGCTGATTCCATGCCAAATGCCGGAGAAGAAGCCCGTTACCGTACTCCATGCAGACTTTACCCCGGTAAGTGCTCCATTAAAGGCATCTTTGATACCGTTTCCGACCGTACCAGCGAGATTTTTTAAGGTGTTCCACGAATTGATTACCCAGTCATGGAATGCTTTGTTTTTGTTATAAAGAATGACTAGAGCGGCGACAAGAGCGGCAATCAGAGTGATTACAATACCGATAGGGTTAGCGTTCAAGGCGGCATTAAAAAGGATCTGTGCGCCTCGTGCTGCATTCGTAGCGGCCGTCTGCGCCACTGTGGCAGCAGTATGCGCTATATTTTGAGCTGTATCTTTTATTGTAGCCGCACTGAGTGCCATCGTTGCAAGCGTCGTATTTCCTTTTGCCGCGGCAAGAGCCGCTTCACCAGCTGCCAGTCCGTCCTTTGCTATTGCTGCCTTAACTGTCAGCGCATTGTTTACGGCCTGCACCACATTCGCGGCTAACACGGCGGTTTTCCACACACCAACTGCCGAAGCAATTCCGATCACAAGATTCTTCACAAGTTGTCCGTGGCTTTCAACCCAGCCAAAGACATTTTTAACCACTATAGAAATCTGCTGGAAAGCCTTTTGAATATCAGACATATGTGAGTCCGCTTGCTTTGCCGCTTTTGATATAAGACTTGACAGATTATTAATCAGCGGAGATAAGGCCCCGCCAAGTTTGATCGCATTGTTCTTTATTTTATTCGTAGCTTTTTGCCACTTTTCAGCGCTGCTGTCTTCGACTTTAGCAAATGCCGCATCAGTTGTGCCTGCCGCATCCCCCATTTGCTTTAAAATGCTCGAAAAATCCTTGCTGCCTTTACCGGCAAGGATAGTCACGGCGTTCAGAGCACGCACGTTTCCAAACAGCTCTGCCATTTTTTCAGACGATCCGCCCGTTTTTTCCTTGATTTCCTCCAAAAATGCAGGCCACCCAACATTTTTCAAATGCGCTTCCGAGAAATCAATTCCCATTTGCTTAGCCGCTTTCGCTGCCCCAGCGGACGGTTTCAATATGCTTGATAATGCAGATTTCATTCCTGTAACTGCTTCGGATGTACTTACACCATTTTTGGTTAATTCTGCAAGGGAGGCAAGCAGAGACGTTGTTTTCACTTTCATAGAAGCGGCTATTGGAATAACATTCCCAAGTTCTCCCCCAAGTTCCGCAACAGTCGTTTTGCCAAGGTTTTGCGTTTGAATTAACTGATCACTTATTGTAGACGCATCTTTTGCCTGTAACCCATAAGCGTTAATCGTGGTTGTCAGTGCATCAATGGCCGTCGTAGTATCTGTAAATCCGGCTTTAGCTAATTTTGTAGCCGTCCCCAAGAACTGCATGGAATCGCCTGTTTTAACGCCTGCTGATATCGTCTGATAAAGAGCATCGTTCAAACTCGCTGCGCTTTCTCCGGTTTTGTTCGATAAACTAAGTATTTCTGATTTTAATTTATTGATTGATACCTTTGACGTGTCGGCAATGGTTGAAACCTTCAAAAGGCTCTTGTCGAATTCCATCCCAGCGCTGGCAATACCTTTAATAGCGTTGGCACTAACCAGCCCAGTCAAAAATCCTGCGATAGTAGTTTTTAAATTATTAACATGGTCCTTCATTTTTGACGTTGACTGCCGGGACTTTTCAGCAAGGTTCATAAAAGACTTTCCGAGCCGCCCTGTAGCTGTGGAGTTTTCTTTTTCCTTCTTTTCTACAGAGGTAAGCTGATCACTGTACTTTTTAAAGTCCTTTTCGTTATATCCAATCTGTTTCTGCAAAGAATACATCTTATTTGTAAGAGAGCCTGCGGCTTTTTGGTCTGCCTCGCTGCCGGATGATACCTTTTGAAGCTCCTGCCGGTAAATCTCCATTTCCTGTTTCTGTTTGCTGATCTCCTCGCGCAGAGAATTAACACGAGATTTCAAGCCATTTGAGGTATTGCCCCAGTCCTCCATTGTAACGGCGGACGCACGGAAACTGGCTTCGATATTTTTAATCTGATTTTTAAGTTCAGAAACACCTTTTTTAAAGTCGGTTGTATCAAGGCCAATACTTCCGCCAAGCCTATTTTCATCTGCCATTCTTCTTTGCCTCCTAAAAATGGACATAAAAAATCCGCCCCGAAGGACGGATTTAAAATTATATAATTTTCAGCCTTTCGCTTTTCGCTGCGCCGCGATTTCCTTAACCTGCCGCTTTGCTTCTTTTAGGCGGGCGATTTCCTCATTGTTTACCTGAATTTTTGCCGCACGCTCCTGATTTTTTGCCCTATTTGGTGGAGTAATAGAGTATTCCTGTCCCATTAGATCCGTGGCCAGCTTTCGATCCATCCCTGTTTTTTCCGTAAGATAATTTATGGCCTTCGTCATATGCCAAGTGCCAAACTTATCCCCAATTTCCGTCAAGTTGATTTTTTCACCGTTATACTCATAGTAGACAACGCCGCTTTCTTCGGCCAGACCTTCAATCTGCTTCATACCGCTGCCCCCATCCATATTTTGACTACATTGTAGCACTGTTTTATTCTGCCGTCAAAATATGTTTCCAATTTCATCGGCTTTTTTCACCTTGTACGGTTTCCCGTCCCGCATAACAACTTTTTCACCGGATGGAGCGTCACTCTGAGCTTCCTGCCGCCGGCAGTACCAGAAATACAGGGGGAGCAGCAGATCAATATCGGTTTCCTGCAACTGTTCAAGCGTGTAATGTTTGAGCATATCAAGCATTACGAGTTCACAGCCGCACCACCAGTCAGGATCGTACTTTTCGGAGCCGCCTTTTTTTGCAGCTCCTTTACCGCGTTTGGGTCCCGATCCTCAATTTCTGCCATCATAGCCGTAATTGCTTGTTTAACTTCGGCGGTATCGCAATGCTGGTCAAGGACTTCAACATCGAATTTATTCTGGAAAGCCTCGCAGATCAGCGGATCAAATTTTTCAATCAGCTCCTGCTCTGAAAAGTTGTCTTTGAGAGAGGCAACCGCATTGATGATTTTCTTTGTTACACCCCACGGAAGGATACAGAGCTTATAGGTATCCTTGACTTTCTGGTTTTCTTCGTCGTAGATATGCAGCTCAATCGGCTTTTTCAACATGATAATTCCTCCAAAAATAAATTTTCCGTTCTCCGGGTTCGTGCGCCCGGATTACGTATGTAAGGGCCGGGAAAACCGACCCTGTTTTGTTGCCTTTCCACCATTTTCGTTGTAGAATTACCGCGAAGGGAGGCGAAAAAATGTTTGAAAAGCCAATAACAAAGGACGCCAATTTAATGCTTTGTACGCTTTATAAAGCATATCTTGAAAAACGCAAGGCCGGTATATCAAAAGCAGACGCCAAGTATTTCGGAAACCATGATGATATTCAAAAACAATATTTTCCGAACATATCAGCAGACGACGTGGATGAAACTCTCCGCGAACTTTGGCGCAGCAAATTTATTGACGCTTACGTCGCTGATGACCATGTATGCGACTCGACGCTCACAGACGACGCAATAATCTACATGGAAAACAAATTTAAAAAAGGATTGTCAGAAGTAATTGAAACGATTGCTGCACTCAAGCCAACATTCAAGTAATGAATAACTGCTCTGCGTATCAGGCAGAGCAGTTATTTTTTTTAATCAGCATGCCGCGCTTTCAAAACTTCCAACGAAGTTTTAGCAAGGTATTCATCCGAATACATTTCTTTACCGCGGTTTGCGCTCCATGTCATGGGGTGTTCAAGTTTTTCTGCACCGATTGATTTCAGCCAATCGAGCTTATCTTTTGAAATTTCACTGGCAGCCGATGATCTGTTTGCCTTTTCCATAAGTGCAATCAGATTTTTCACTTTTTCGGTGGCTTTATCAATATCGGTTGTATCAACACTAATTTTAGCGCTTAATTCGGATTTATTGTTATCCATTATTTTTTCTCCTTTATGCCACTGTGAACTTAATCACCGCAGTATCAAGCATTTGTCCGTAAACATCTTTAACGCCGGCAACAACAATCGTGTATGTAGCACCGCTTGTAAGCGCGGCTTTCGGCGTCAGCGTCATAACCTTGCCTGCTGCATCAAGCGACGGCGTAAAGCCCACAAGCGTACCATCGGCGGCAACGATTGTAACGACATCGGCTGCCAACGAATTACTGAACGTCAGCACCGGCTTAATATTCGCTGCTACGCCTGTCGCGCTGTTTTCAGGATTTGACGTCATAGACAAAGCTGCGGGTTTACCGAGCGTTTCCGGCGTCTGCACCTGCGCAAACCATGCGTCAGCGCCCGCAAAAGCCGGGTCGGTCGTGTCTGCCTGAACGCCTTTTGCACCGCTCTTTGTGCCGTCCGGCATCGTAAACTCATGGATTGTGACAAGGCCGGTATAGGTCAGGTCAATGGTGCTCGCGGTAACCTTATCTTCTTTGGTCTTTGCCGTCTCCGCACCAAGAGAGAATTTGCCTTTAAGAAACTGGTAGTACCGATAGCCGCCGTCGCCCAGCCCTGCCCGCGCGGACAGCGCATAGTTTGGCGCGTTTGACACATCGCCGGTATCAATCATCAGACCGTGCGTTTGGTCATATGGTTTCCCTGTCAGTTCCGCCGCCAATCTGGACGGCACACCGGAAACTGTCAGCGTAATATCCGTGGACGCTTCACTGGAACTGGAAAACATCGCCTTGCCGTCGTAATAACGCGGTGTAGTATCTACTTTGGCTTCTTTTTTCATTTCGGCCGCAGGCGCAAGGTATTTATTCGGGCCGGCCTGATAGGCTCCGGCACTGTCGTTCAGGACTTTTGCATAATGCAAGCTGTCAAGGTTGACAAGCTCGCCATATTCACTGCTCATAATTTACCTTCTTTCGTAAAAATAAAAATCCCGCCGCCAGCCGTAATGGCCGGTGTCGGGCTGGTAGGGAACATGGCCGACCGGACCGCGTGTAAAACCGGCGGCAACAAAGGCCTGTTCGATTTTATCCGGCACAGTCAGCATATCCGATTTTTTCCGCGTGTAAAAACTAACCTGCACCCGCGGCTCGTGGCTCGTTTCCTGCCCATCCGCATAAGTTTTGCCTTCATCATCCACCAGAAAATAGACGATATACTGATCAGGAAGCTGAGGAGCCACCGGCTGGTTCGGGTCACACTCCCAACGCTCAAAATCGTAAGGGATACCCGTATCCTTCTGAAACTGCGTCAACACCGATTCGGCGGTGTCCATCCATTTGCTCAATCAATCTCACCGTCCCGGATTATCAGCGGCGGCATATCCTTCTGCACCGTCTATAGGCACACCGCGCTTTTTCAAAACGCCTCGCATGATTTTTTTTACCGTTTTCTGATTATCATCAATGGCAGGTCGGACAAACGGGTCTGGAAATTCCGGTGAATGTCCGTCGCCGTATTCCTGAAAAACGCCCTCTTTTGCCTCCGGATGTTTTTCCATGTCAATTCCTACAGTCCCATAGATGTAATTGCCTTCCTGTTTCGCCGGCACGGTTTCAATTGCATTCACGACGTCGCCGGTTCTGCGGTGCCGTTCGGCGCCCGCTTTCATAGATTTCTCCACAATGGGCAGGGCAGCATTCACAGCATCTTTGCAGGCGTCGTTGATACTGTTGCCGGCCGCCTGAATCTTCTCCAGATATTTGTCGAGGCCGGTAAGATTCACGGATATGCCAAGCGCGGATTTACCATATGTGCTATAACTCCATTTACGCCCCATTTACACTCGCCTGTACTTTCATTTCAATTTGCCGGTGTTCCCGTCGGATATCGTCGAAGCTGGTGATCCGGTAAATCAGTCCATCATCGTCTACAATGCGGCACATCCTGGTAATCCGGGAATTATACCACACGCTGACCGTTGCCGGGGCTGTAGCCTGTGTACTGCTTGCCACCCATGCTTCACTGCCATGAACGTTTTCCCACTTCGCGTAAATCCACTGCGGCGGGTCAGATTCGGTCTTGTTTCCAAGGTCTACCCAGTGATCTTCTCCGTGAGCACCGGTTCCCGTTCTTAAATTTTGTTGAATACGAATTCGTGCAGTCATTTCGCCCGGGTCCTTAATCATACGGGAATCACCCGGCCTTTTGAGAGCAGCGCGTAAAACGCTTTCGGGACAGATTCATCTCCACCCCGGTGCATCCATGCCCATGTCGCATACAGGAGGATAGCCTGTTTGACCGTCTCCGGCACTGCGTCATAACCGGCGGTATAAATAATTTGCAGCCGGGAAAAAGCCGGTACATCACCGCCGGGCTTTAATACCAACGCCGCCGGTCCGCCGTCATTGTGGACGTCAAACTGTGCTGTCACATCCTGCTGCGTCCCGTCCGGTAAAATTGCTGTGATACTTTGCAGCTCGCGGAACGGCGGCCGGGGAAGTGTGATAGCAAGCGGAGCATCAGTCCGCGGGGACTCCGGCTCAACAGTAAGCTGCAAAGTTTGCTCGCAGTACGCAACATTTTGATGCGCTTCCGCTTCCTCACGTCCCGCTTTCAGTAGGGAATTCACCATAGGCTCTTGATCTGTGCTGATTGGCAAGCCTTGCATCCAGTTTTTAAAATCATCCAGATTTACCGGTTCCGCCGCCGGCGGCGTTATTACCTTTACCACTCGGCTTTACCCCCTCCGCGTACCCGGCCTGAATCAGGTCCTTTGCGGTCGCATCGTCTGCATCGACGGTTTCACCAGCAGCAAAGGAAAATTTCAGGCCGGCACAGCACTTCAAAATTTTAATTTTCATCATGCCGCCGCTTTCATCACAAGCAGCTGTACGGCCTCCGGCACAACCAGTTTGCCGTCGGTGCGCTCGTTGCCTTTAAAACCGACCTGACCGTTTTCGGCATAAAGCTGGTCGAGGACCTGCATCTGCATCCCGAGCGTGTCCTTAATCGTGTACTGGCTGAAATCTCCGAAGGCAATCGCTTTCGCACCCGCCGCGACGGCCGGCATGTAATCCGACACGGCGACCGGACGCCCGAGCAGCGTATTCGGCTGCGACACAGTAAGCCCCGGCTGCCATAAATAATCTCCGGTCGTGGCATTCTTCAGTTTGCGGAGAATCTTCTCGGCGCCGTCACTCATCAAAAATGTGGCATTCTGGCGATAGGCCGGTTTCAGGCTGTAAAACAGGTCAAGCAGTTCATCTGCCGTGATAGCTGTGGATGCCGCCGTAGTTACTCCGGTTCGCGCATCCACAAGAACGCCCTTCGGTTTGCCGGTGCCATCACCAGTGAGAAACGCATCCTCTTCACCTTCCGAAAATGCACGTCCGAAACTGGTTGAAATGAGGCCCGTCAAATCAAACTCGGAATCATGAAGCAGTTCCTCAGATACCGGGATGATCTTGCCGAGCTTATGATTTCCGATCGTCACGGTCCCGTAACTGTCATCAACTTTCGGATAGGCCCCGTTTTCACCGATCCAGCTTGCAGCACCATAAGATGATGCAAGGACAATTTTCCGGTCGGCTGTCAGAGTGAGAGTGCTCGCCAGACGGCGCATAACGACTTGCTTTGAGAGCAGCGCGCGCACGGAGCTTTCCATCTCTTCCGGCATGACAAGCATTCCGCCGCTGTCGGCACCCGTAGACATTACGTCAGTGAGAATCTTGCGGTCTTCTCCGGTCAGCGAATTCATGCCGCCGCGGACTGCCCGGAAAAATGCGTCTTTGTATTCGGCAGTTGCAGTGATTTTCTGCGGTTTGCTGTCGTCTTTCGGCTCCGCTTTTGCTTTTGCCAGTTCCGGAATCTGTTTCAGCGTATCCTCGCGGGCCTGCTGCTTTTCCTCTGCTTTGATTTCGGCGTCGAGCTTGTCAATATCGGCATCCATTTTGTTGTAGGCTTCCATGTCTCCGGCATCCAGTTTTGCACGAGCGTCTTTGACGAGGGCAGCCAGCTTTTGCTTTTTCTCAATTAGGGTCATGTAAATTCCTTCTTTCTAAAAATTTAGGGATTTTTCAATGAGGTTTAACTTTGCATGGGCAATCGCAAGAACTTGTGCATCAGGTTCAGGCAGTGCGTCGGACTGTGGTTTGGTGTCTTCCCCTGTTTTGGTTTCTGCGGACTCCGGTTTTTCGCCGGCCCCTGCTTTCTTTTCGGCCAACATAGAACGAGTTTTCTCAATCACTGCGCGGGGGAGCGGCAGACCATAAGCCGCAACAAGCTGTGGTACAACGGCATCAGCAACTTTATCCACAAGACCAAGCTCAACGGCTTTTGCAGCGGTAATCCAAGTTTCGGCATCCATCATCTTGAGGGCATCCTTTTCAGCCATGCCGGATTTCGTTACATATGCCGCTGCGATGGCTTTGTCCGCCTGCTGGAGCATTCCGGAAGAATCATCCATCGCGTGGTAATTCCCCTCTGTCATGCCGGACACCCGGTGAACCATCATCATAGCCGTAGGCGACATATCGGACGGCCCGGCCATAGCAATAACCGACGCGGCGGAAGCGGCAAGACCGGTAATATGGATTTGTACCCCTCCGGAATATCCGCGCAATGCCGAGTACATTTCAGATCCAGCAAAGATATTTCCGCCGTAACAAGTCGAGATTTCCACATCCAATGGTTGCCCTTTTGCTTCCTGAATAGCACCACGAATATCTGCGGGGGCCGTCGTTGCAATCCCAAAAAAGTCGTAGATTGGCTTGTCGTCATCAGATACGATGTATCCTTTTACTTCAACTGTCAT